AGATACAGGTACATTAGATCTTTTTGATAATAATGTTAGTTTAGGCGGTAGTTCTAATATTGGTAAATTATTAGTATTAGAAACTCCGGAAAATCTAGACTTAGTAGATAATCCGGAAATTGTTGATCAAGAATATTGGTTAAATCAAAAACAAATTATTATTGGCGATTCTCGTCCTGCAAACTATCCGATTAGTTCTAACAAGGACTACACACAGGTTTATAATATACCTGTAAATAGTTTTGGAACAAACACATATGATAGCGGCTCACTATCAATATATAGAAGATCTGCAAATAATGTGTTTAGATATATTAAAACTATTGTTTCACAAAACAGGAATAATAATAAAGGCTTTGGCAATAATATTAAAGTTGTGCAGGCTGAAGAAAAATACTGGAAAATATTTGTAAGTTCGATAGGTAATACAACTTCAGGAAATTCGGGCAATATAGAAATAATAGAACATGGTATTAAGGATGATTTAAAACAAACATCTTATGTAGGATTATGGAACTCAGATAACGAATACAACAAAGACGATATAGTTGAACACAAAAATTTATTTTATCAAGCTAAAACATTTATACCGGGCGCCCAAGAAGATACAATTCTAATTACTAATCCTGCTTATTGGAACGACATCAACTTTAGATATAGTATCGACGAAAATTATAGAGGAACTTTTGATAGAGAGTATTCTTACTTTGAAGGAGATATAGTAAGTGAAATAGGCCCTGATAGTTCAAATCAAAGGCTTTACAAAGCAATTACTAATGTTTCGTCGGGCAGTGATTTTAATTCTAATCATTGGAGTCTAATTACTGATGGTGTAGATTATTTAGGATACTTGCCTAACGATACTGGTATAGCATTTTACGATTATGATATGTTTGATAAAAATAGATCGTACGTTACAGGCGAATTAGTATTATATGAAAATGACGTTTATAGTGCTGCAAGAGATATACCTGTATCTGTTATAGAAGAAAATAGAGGATTTACTAGAACTGACTGGCAACTAGAAAGAGATGCAAAAGACGAAATACTGTTTAATCCTAGCACAGACATTTTACAATTTGCTAAAATATTTGATGTATCAAAAAATGGCGATGTATTGGTTGCTAATTGTGTTTTATCGTCTGATAGCAGTCCTGAAGTAGTTGTGTTAATTTATAGAAGTGTTAAAGATAAATTTTATCTAGATCAGATATTAAGAACTACTTCAACTGAAACAAATACAGGTTACGGACACAGTCTAAGTATAAGCAAGGACGGTATGACAATACTTGTTTCGGAACCTTGGAGCGATACAAAGAAATTAGATCAAGGCGAAGTTCATGTATATAGACAGCGCAATGGTAAGTTTGAAAAAACTCAAACTTTGTATAGTCCTAGAAATGAACAAACAGAAAAGTTTGGTTATACTGTCGTTATAGATGATAATACAGCAGTAGTAACAAGCTTAAATGGCGATTTAGAAAACATTACTTCGTTTGATTCAGATACTGAAAATGAAACATCATTTGATAACGGATTTACTACATTTAATAATACTATTCTTGATAGTGGTGCAATTTATGTGTTCGAAGATATTAATAATACATTCCTTTATGCAGAAACTTTATCGAGACAAGATCCAGCTAATAATGGTATTGAATATTCGCAAGACGACGATTTCTTATTAGATCCTAACTTATTCTTCTTAGGCGAAAACGTCTTTGTTGAAAATAATCACATCTACATTGGAATGCCTAATCTAGAAATTAATAATAATTATACAGGTTCGGTAATAGATTATACAAAAGCACAAGGAAAAAATGCATGGAATGTTGTAAGAAGTGCAATTACACCTGTAGATATTGATAAAATACAGGGTGTATTTTTATACAACAAAAGAACTAATAATTTATTAACATATTTAGATTATATTGATCCTGTGCAAGGTAAAATTGCAGGACCTGCAGAACAAGAATTAACATATAAAACTCCGTACGATCCTGCTTCTTATAATTTAGCTCAAGATCTTTCGTTCTATGCACCCGATAATGTTTGGGGCGAAAAACAAGTTGGAGAACTATGGTGGGATATAGGACAAACAAGAATGTTATATCCTTATCAAAGTGAAATTACTAGACAAACTAACAATTTTAATAAGCTTGTTCCTGCTACATTTGTAAATGTTTATGAGTGGGTATCGTCTAGTATTTTACCTAGCGAATGGGATCAGCTAACTGATACTGAAGAAGGTCTGCAACGAGGTATAAGCGGTATTAGTTTATATGGTAATGCAACTTATGTATCTAAGAACGAGTACGAAGAAACAACTGGCACATTTATTCCTAAGTTTTATTTCTGGGTAAGAAATAAAGTGATTGTTCCTACAATAGAAAATAGAAAAATATCTGCAAAAGATGTTAGCGAACTAATTAGAAATCCTGAAGGTACAGGATATAGATATGTAAGCTTCCTTGGAGAAAATAAATTTTCTATACATAATTGTAAATCGTTTATCAACGACCAAGATGTAGTTATTAGCATACAATGGCAAGTTGGCAACAACATAGAACAAAATTCACATACTCAGTATCAAATAATGAGTGAAGGGTTAGAGTCTGATAAACTTAATAAAAATATCGAACGTAAATGGTTTGATAGTTTAATAGGCTATGATGAAAATTTACAAGTTGTTCCTGATGTAACACTAAGTCCAAAATACAAATATGGTAATAGATTTACACCAAGACAAAGTATGTTTGTAAATAAAGAGGAAGCATTAAAGCAAGTTATAGAGCGTGTAAATTTAACTCTTAAACAAAACGTAATTATAGATTTATATGATATTGCACCGTTAAATTCAAAACAAGACATTCCAACAAGTGTAACTAACTTGTTTGACGTTACTATAGATACCTTAGATGAATTAAGATTTGTTGGAACGTCAAAAGTTACTCCTGCAAAACTTTCTCCTGTAATTATAAATGGCAAAGTGTCAAGAGTTGATATTATTGATCCAGGTAGAGGATATAAAAGACCTCCTACTTATGAAATATTAGGTCAAGGTAAAAATGCTGAATTTGATATTACGATTGATAATATCGGAAAAGTTACTAATGTAAGTGTAATAAACGCTGGTGAAAATTATAATATTAACACAGCAATATCTGTAAGACCGTTTAGTGTATTAATTAATAATGATTCTAGTGTTTATGATAAATGGGCAATTTATAGATTAGATTCTAATAAAGAATGGTTTAGATATCAAGTACAAGAGTTTGATGTGGGCTTATTTTGGAATTACGAAGATTGGTATGCAACTGGCTATAACGAATTTACAAAAATTAACTTTACATTAGATCAAAGTTATGAATTGCAAACAAACAATATTTTGATAGGTCAAATAGTAAAAATTAATAATATTGGTACCGGCGGCTGGCTATTAATTAAAAAAATTGCAGACGAAAATACAGAAGACTACACAATAAATTATGAAACTATCGGTCGTCAAAATGGTACAATACAATTTAACAGTTCGTTATATGACATTAGTAATAATACTATAGGATATGATAATAGAACTTATGATAGTTATTTTTATGACAATCAACCTATTCGTGAAACTAGAATTATTTTAGAAACACTAAGAGATAATATCTTTATAGAAGACCTCGAAGTAGAATATAATAAATTATGGTTTGCAAGTTTAAGATATATTCTTTCAGAACAAAATTATGTTGATTGGGTATTTAAAACTAGTTACATTAAAGTAGTTCATAATTTAGGACAATTAGATCAACCAGTTACTTTCCAAAATAATACACTTCCTAGTTATGAAGATTATGTAGAGGAAGTAAAACCGTTCTCGACAACTATTAGAGAATACTTGTCGTCATATGAAGCAAGTGATAATACACAAAGTTTAATAAGTGATTTTGATTTAGCTCCTTCATACGATAATAAAACTAAGAAAATTAAACCAAATACAGCTATAATAGTTGATAATACTATACAGAATCCTTCGGATAACACATTTGAATATCCGAGAAAAAGTTGGTATGATAATTTAGGATATAGTATTAAAGAAATTAAAATTTCTAACGGTGGATCAGGATTTACGTTTAAGCCTAAACTTACAGTTGAAGGCGGCGGCGGCATAGGTGCTATTTTAGATCCTATTATTTCTAAAGGAGAAATTGTTGATATTAAAGTTATTTCTCCAGGATTTGGGTATATTAATAAACCTAATATTATTGTAAATGGATCACAAAGTATCGGCGGCACTCCGGCAATCTTAACTCCAGTATTGGGTGATGGCCTTGCTAGAACATCACATACAAAAGTTGCGTTTGACAGAGTAAGCGGCGAAGTGTATATTGCTAATCTAAAAGAAACATCGCCTGTACTTTACGGAACAGGTAATAAATTTAAGTATAATTTAGAATGGCCGATGGATATTAACAATACAAAGGTAAAAGTGTTTGTTGATGGAAGACAAAGTTTAAGAAGTGAATATCAATTTAGAAATATAGAAGACACGCTATTAGATTACACTAGATTCAAAGGCCAAGTAGAATTTACAAATCCGCCTGCACTTGATGCAGAAATTGTAATTGAATATTATAAACCTTTAAACATGCTTTCAGCAGCTGATCGAATAAAACACGGTTATGTTGCATTACCTGGAATGTATCAGATAGAAAATGATCCTAGCGGAAAATTAAACTTTAGCCAATTGATGGATGGTATTGATTATGGCGGCGTTGAAGTAAGAAGCTTTGAATTACAAGGCACTAGTGGTTGGGATGCCGGGGATTGGTATTCGAGTACATGGGATACATTTGATAACAGTTTTGAAGATGAAATATTTACATTTGACGGATCAACAGTAAGTATTGTTCTTGATGCTCCTTTAGAAGACGGCGTAGAATATAATGTTTATAGAAACAGAATTAGAATTGACGATTCTAACTACAACACACCGCAACAAACTAATACAAATGCAATAATGCAAAGTATTACAGGTGACGGAGAAACACAAGAGTTATTCTTAGACGAATTAGGAATTACAGTTGTAGATGATGATATTCTAGTTATAAGAAAAATTACATCAGACGGAAGCTTCTTGCCAGACCCTGAAAGTTATGATACTGCATTAAGTGGTGGCGATCTTACATATGCAAGTGCGCAGGGTGTTAAAGCAGAAGATATAATTGTAGATGGCGACGGATTCGTAACACCTACAACGTCAAAAGGTCCAGAAGAAATTGTACCGGGACAAGTTTTAGATACACTAGATATTAAAGTTTATCAAAGAGACGGAGACGGTCAAGGAACGATTACTACACAAAATTATTTAACTGACGGAACTACTGAATTTGACTTACAAAATACTCCAGGTACTGAACATAGTATATTTGTAAAATTAAATAACATAGTACTATCGGATAACGAATACGATGTAGATTGGCAGAATAATAAAATTACTCTTAAAGAGACTCCGGCTAATAATCTTGAGCTTAACATTGTTACTATTGATAGTGGCGGACAAAAAATTCTAGATATTGAAACAGTATTAGCAGATGGCGGTAGTGATTATATTACAAGAGTTGCATATAGAGAAAATCTAAGTGCGTTTGTTACTGTAAATGGTAAAATAGTTCCATTTTTAATAATAGATAGTACTGATAGTTCTACATTTGGAACAAATAGAGCAGCTATTAGGTTTGATACACCAATAGAGCAAGATGCAGTAATTAGATATTCAATTTTCTATGATGATAGCGAAATAAACTATACACAAATTAGTAAAGATATTTTTGTAGCAGACGGCAGTAGTGTAACATACGAATTATCACAAGAACCATTGTATAAAAAACCTACAGCGCATAATACTATTGTAAAAGTAGGTAACAATATATTAAATCCAGGATATAATAAACAATTTGTTATACAATCTAATAATAGAACTGTAAATTATGATAGCGAAGGCGACGGATTAGTAGGCACAACACAATATAGTCTAGAACTTTTCCAACAACCGTCGGCGTCAATACAAGTTAGCGAAGTTGAAGTCTATTTAAATGGAGAAGAAATTACATTCCCTGCACAATGGAGATTTGATGTGTTCAATAATGCTGTTGAACTAGTTCCTGGCATTGGCAACGTAGGTGATATATTAGAAATATATGTAATTACAGACGGCGAATATACTATTAATGAAACAGATATTACATTTACTAACCCTGTTACTGAAGATGAAACAGTTGAAGTATTTAGATTTACTAATCATAATATTCTTGAAATAGAAAGAATAAATTATGACAATGTAGTACGTAGTGCAAATCTTATTGTAGGATCAGAAGAGTATGTTGCATATCATAGATTAAACTATGGAGAGATTGATTTAAGATATAAAGCAATCGATGCACAGTATGTCTGGGTAATAGTAAATGGTGAATTATTAAGTCCAAATGCAGATTATAAATTAACGGATAATATGAGAAGAATTAAATTGTCGAAACAATTATCAAGTGGCGATATTGTAGATATTATACAATTTAGTGCTGATAATCAAACTAGTAAGTTTGCATTTAGACAATTTAAAGATATGTTAAATAGAACTCACTACAAGCGTATTGATTCTCCAGTAACAACTTTAGCAAAACCGTTAAGTGTATATGATTTAACTATTGAACTTACAGACGGTACTAAGATGCCAGAGCCAAACAAAGGTAAAAATTTACCTGGAATTATTTTTATAGGTGAAGAGCGTATTGAATATCTTGTAAAAGAAGGTAATTTATTAAGACAGTTACGAAGAGCAACACTTGGTACTGGTGCTTCAGATTTATATAATGTTGGAACTCCTGTGTTTGATCAAGGCGTATTGAAAAATATACCTTATAAAGATGAAAACATTGTACAAAACATTATTGTTCAAAATCCAATTCAAGAAAGATTTGAAGCAGACGGTACAAGTATGATATACAACATTTTTAATTATGATTTACTTTATCATAATAATTTAAATGTTTCAGTAAATGGAGTAACAACTACTGTAACAATTCGCAACGATGCTATTGAATTTAATCTTCCTATAAGTGAAGGTGCTATAATAGAAGTTACATCAGATGGACAGAATATCTTTAATTTAGACTTTGTGCCTAACAGTGTAAATGAATTTGAAGTGTTTGCAATTGGACGCAGAATGCGTAAAACAGAAATACAAAGATTTGATCCTACTGTTGCACTTGATTCGCCAGCTGGTGATATAACACTTCCGGCAGAATTTAGATTACCGGTAATAGACGAAACAGATATAGACATACCTGTACTTCCGTCAGTAGGAACACAATACACACAAAATAATTATAACTATACTTGGAATGGTTCGGAATGGAAATCAAACAATTTGATATTAGAAGACACACCAACCGGAAGCTCAAAAGTTTCTATAATTAGAAAAATAGGAAAACCTTGGACTGCATTAGGCGAAAGCGTAACATTAGCTGAAAATGATATTGCTACGTTCTTACGTGCAGGCTCAATTGATTTATTAGAATAAATACGTTGTAGGAAATGTAAAATGACAGATAAACTAAAAGAAGATAGCGGCATTGTAGTGCAAGGACATATAAAAATATCAGATCCAGAATCTGGTAAAGTTTATATTGACAAGCGAAATGCTATTCATTATGAAAATATGAGTATTTCTTTAGCAGAAAGCTTGAGTAATGCTGGTAAAGGATGGATTCATGAAATGAGTTTCGGTAACGGAGGAACAAGTGTTGATCCAACAGGTATTATTACATATCTAACACCAAACTCAACTGGTACTAATGCTAGCTTATATAGACAAACATATAGTAAAGTTGTAGATGACACATCAGTTAATAACACTGATCCTACACGTAATAAGATCGAAACAAGACATGTAAGTGGCACAAATTACACAGATGTACTTATAACTTGTTTATTAGATTATGGTGAGCCAAATGGACAAGAAGCTTTTGACACAGCAGAAAGTTTTGATAGTCCGTATGTGTTTGACGAATTGGGATTAAGAAGTTACTCAGGAGATCCTGATATTGACGGAAGACTTATTACTCATGTAATTTTCCATCCTGTACAAAAAAGTTTGAATAGGCTTATACAAATAGATTATACAGTTAGAATTCAAAGCTTGTCAGGTATTTAAGGAGTAGTAAATGGCATATGAAGTTAGATACACAGATGAAGCAAATAAAGGTACAATTGTCGTAGAAGACAATACACTTAATACTGATACAACTTTGCAAATACCTGGTAGATTTTATACAGGGTATGGACAAGCTATAGCAGAAAACTTACTTCACTTATTAGAAAATTTTGCTTCACCCACAGCACCAGCAAAGCCTTCAGAAGGGCAACTATGGTATGATAATTCTGAGGGAGTTGATCAACTTAAAATATATGACGGTACAAGTTGGCTTAGTTCGTCAGGTCTTAAAAAGTCAGACAGAGAACCTATTGCTAGTATTTCAAATGCAGGCGATCTGTGGGTTGATACTGATAACCAGCAACTATTTTTATACACAGGTGCTCAATGGATACTTGTAGGACCTAGCTTTTCAGATGGATTATTAACAGGCGCTTCACCTGCTTCGGTTGTAGGCCAAGATAATCAAGAATATACTATTCTAAAAATTGACGTAGCAGATACAACTGTTGCTATTATAAGTGACAACGAATTTTTCTTAAAATCTACTATTCCTGGTTTTGGTACAGGAATAAAGAAAGGTTTTAATCTAAGTAACTTAAACGACGAATATACTTTTGTTGGAACAGCTGATAGTGCTGCTGGTGTAAAGGTTACAAATGATCCAATTAACGGAACAGCAATTATTAGTGCAAATGATTTATTAAGAGCTGATGCACCAAGTACAACCAACTTTCAGTTAAGAGTAAAAAATAATAATGGCGTGCTAATTGGCTCAGGAGGCGAGCTATCAATTAACGTTGCAGGATCAACAGGAGTTATCCAACATACAGCAGAAGGCTCTAGTTTAGATATTAGAGTTAAAGATGGACAAACAGTAAAAACACCAATCCGTATTGAATCAAATACTAACGTTGGTATTAATAATCTAGCACCAGATGAGTCATTAGATGTAGTAGGCAATATACAAGTGTCTCCAACTAATTTAGATCCTAATACAGGTAGAATAATTGTTAATAATATTACGCAATCTACAGCATTTGACGAAGGATCTATCACAACTCAAGGCGGAATTGGTATTGCAAGAAATGCTTATATCGGCGGCGATGCTAATATTGACGGTGTTTTACAAACAGGAAACATTATACCTGACGGAAATAGCACACGAAATATAGGTAGTTCTTTACAAAAATATGACCAAGTTCATTCAAATTCATTCTTTGGACGTTTAACTGGCGATGTTACAGGTACAGTAAGTGGTCGTGCAGGAAGTGCTGAAAGGCTTACGACTGCCACAAGTTTTGAAATGCAAGGTGATGTAACTGCATCAAGTTTTGCATTTGACGGTAAGTCAGGTGATAGTACAAAGGTCTTTACTACTACCGTATCAGACGGATTTGTAGCAAACAAAAATATACTAACAACACCTCAGTTATCAGATGAAATAATTATAAGAAAAACACAACTTGCAGCAGGAGAAGACTTACAACAACCGCTAGGGCTATATAGAGTAAGTAAGCTTAATTTTCTAAAAAGTTTGCCTCAGATACCTACAGGAAGTTTAATGCCATTTGCTGGAGTTGTAGAGCCGTCGGGTTGGTTACTTTGCGATGGTAGAATTGTTTTACAAACACAATTTCCATTATTGTTTAGTACAGTGCAATATGCATTTTTAGATGCAGAATCGTTGAATAACGCTGGATTTAGTCCTGACACATTCTTTGCTATACCGGACATGAGAGGTAGATTCCCTCTAGGACTAGACAATATGGGCGATACACAGCCTACAGCAGCAGGAAGAGTTACATCTACAGGTGCTACCGAATTAGGTAATAGCTTAGGTAATGAAGGCACTGTACTTGATATATCAAATTTACCTGAACACGAACACGATCTGCGTGGTGATAGTGGTGCTCAGTACTATGCTATTAGAGATAATAGTGGCGAATTACAAGATAACGAAGCTATTACATACGATGCACCGACTGGTGCGCAAGCAGGTCAAGCATATCCGTCAAGTGGTGGTATTAAAACTACTAGCACATTGGCTTCACCCTTGGATATTATGAATCCATACTTAGCATTAAATTATATTATATATACCGGAACGTAAAAATGAGTTATAAGTTAAACAAAACCGATGGATCACTACTTACAGATCTTATTGATGGCCAAATAGACAGTCAATCTACAGATTTAGTTCTTGTAGGAAGGAATTATACAGGTTTTGGTGAATTTATAAATGAAAATTTTATCAAAATGTTGGAAAACTTTGCTAGTACGGCAGCTCCTGCTCGTCCATTAGAAGGACAACTTTGGTGGGATACTACTGAGCTGCGTGTTAAAGTTTGGGACGGAACACAATGGAAGGCTTCGGGCGGACCATTTGTGCAAAAAACTAGGCCGCAAATGAACGCAGGTGATCAGTGGATTGACACAGTTAATCAACAAATGTATTTTTATGACGGTAATAGCGAAAATCAACTTACATTATTAGGACCAGGTTATAACAAGTTCCAAGGAACAACAGGCTTTCAGGTAGAAAGTATTCTAGATGTACAAAGCAGACCAAGACCTATTGCAAAATTATTTATTGCTGGCGAATTTGTAGGGGCATTTAGTAATCTTACATTTACTCCTCGTCCTGCTGAAATTACTACTAAAGGTTTAGTAGGGTTAGTGACAGCTGATAATCCAACTGGTATTGTAAAAGAAGGATTTAACCCTGTTGATATTAATAACTTTAAATGGCAAGGTGTTGCTCTTTCTTCTGAAGCACTAGTTAATGATGCAGGCGAAATTGTTAGAGCTAGCCAGTTCCTACCCAGTGACGGACCAGGCGAAACATCAGGTACATTAACAATTACTAATAATGGTGGTATTACAATAGGTAGTGATAGTAACAATGTACAAAAAGTTCTTAGTCCAACACTATTTGTTAATGAAAATCAACTTACTGACCAAGATTATACTATAAGAGTTCGAAGTAGTGCATTCGGTACAATTGCTACAGATGCTATATATGTTAAAGCAGATACTGCACATGTAGGTATCTTTAAAGAAAATCCGGCATATACACTTGATGTTTCAGGTGATGTAAATATTGACGGAAACTTATTTGTGCAAGGCAACACTACACAAATAAATGTTACTAATTTAGAAATTGAAGATAAAACTATTGAACTAGCAAAATCAAATGATAGTACAATAGGCGATGACGAAGCTGTTGATCTAGGTGGTATTATATTAACATCTTCAGATAATCCTAAATCAATATTATGGAACCGTACAACTAATAGTTGGACATCAAATGTTAATTTTGATTTAGATAATGGTAGAGTTTATAAAATTAACGGCATTACTAAATTATCAGATGCACGTTTAGAAAATACAATATTATTTGCAGAAGGTTTAAGAAGAATCGGAACACTTGAATATCTTGATGTAGATAATATCAATATTAACTCAAGTACAATTACTGCTTCTACTCCTCTTATAATTAATTCTTCAGATACAATTACAATAAACGACAAAAAGATTACAGGCGTAATTGATCCAACTGTGGGGAAAGATGTTGCAAATAAAAATTATGTAGATACACAGCTTGATAGCGAAAGAGTTATTATTACATTAGACGTAACTAATTTAAATGACAATCAAATTGGCTTTATTTTAGATACAGTATATCCTGCTTCGCAAAAAGAAGAAGGAACATTAGGGTTTGTTATTGTACAAGATGCTAATGCTTCTGTTGTTAGTAACGTGGATGTTGATGCTGTAAAAAATATTACATACACGGCTGTTGATAGTAACGGCACACAAAATGAATCGGTTATGCAGGATATTGCTTTCTTCCCTGCAAGCGGTAACTTAACAAGACAAGTTACTACAGGCCTAAAAAGATATGAGGTAGAAAGCGGTAATTGGGTATTCAAGTCGGATGTATATACTGACTTTACAAGTGATCCAAATTTCCCATAAAGATAAATAATATAGTAACAAGGGTTGAACACAAATGGCTTATACACTGAACAAATACAATGCTGATATATTAACTGTAGTTGAAGACGGCACAGTTGATAATACTACCGATTTAAAATTTATTGGTAAAAATTATGCAGGATACGGAGAAATTCAAAATGAAAATTTCCTTTTCCTATTAGAAAACTTTGCTGGAAATAATCCACCATCGAGGGCATTAAGTGGCCAAGTTTGGTTTGATGCATCAGTAAGCAAACTTAAATTTTATGATGGAAATAAATGGCGCTCAACAGGCGGATCTGAAACTTCATCCGGAGAACCAACAGGATTAACACAAGGTGATTTTTGGTGGGACACTAGTAATGAGCAATTATTTGTATATAACGGTTCAACATTTGTGTTAGTAGGCCCGCAAAACGCAGGTATAGGTGTTACAGCATTTGTAAGTGACACAGTTGATGATAATGTAGGAACTACAAGGTCGGTAATTAAAGGTATTGTCGGTGACGAAGTAGTTTATATGCTAAGTGCAACATCGTTTGAATTAAGTAATGAAGATAAAATAGATCTTCCGGGTTTCACTTTAATTAAAGCAGGATTTACACTAAAGGGTACAGACGCATTAGGTGTAACACAAGCATCACTTACACCTGATTATGTTCATTGGGGAACTGCAAGTAATGCACTTAGATTAGGTGGCAACTTAGCAGAAGATTATGTTCTATCAACAAATCCGAGTTTTGGCGGCGCTGCTAATTTTACAGACGGCGGCTTTACAGTAGGCAACGACAATGCTTTAAAAGTATATGTTGATAGAGATGCTACAAGTACAACAGAAGATCACGGTGTAATAGAAAATGATGTAGGTAGTAATAGTAAAATAAGTTTTAAAGCTACAAATAATGCCGGAACATCAGTCCATAGTATTACAATTACTGCTGACGGAATTGAACCTGCTACTGACAATGAATTTAATTTAGGCACTACAGCTAAAAAATGGGCAAATGTTTATGCAACAAATTTTATTGGTAAAGCTGACGAAGCAAAAGCATTAAGAGTTACTGGAGCAGGCGCAGAATATTTTGGTGTTGGAAGAGAAGATGTTACAGCAAAATCAATTGCAGCTAGAACAGCTGACGGCGATCTTTATGCAAGATTCTTCCAAGGTACTGCTACTAGCGCACAATATGCTGACTTAGCAGAAAAATATACAACAGCAGAAGAATTGCCAGCAGGTACAGCAGTTGCAGTCGGTGGTGATGCAGAAGTTAAACCAGCAAGCGCAAGCAATATGTGTATTGGTGTTGGTTCAACTGATCCGGCATATAGGATGAACAGCGAAGCAGAAGGCCAGTACATTGGTCTTAAAGGACGTTTGCCAGTAAGAGTAAAAGGCCCAGTTTCAAAAGGCCAAGCAGTGTATGCATGGGAAGATGGCGTAAGTACAACTATTGCTTCGTCAGCATTAGTGGGTATTGCACTTGAAAGCAATAGTGACGAAGGCGAAAAATTAGTAGAATGTGTTTTAAAAGTATAAAAGGATAGGCAATGGCAGTAGATGATATTATCACCGCAGCCCGTTATAATTTGTTACAAGCAAGAATTGCAACTATAATAGGCGACCCAAGTGACGGCGAAGGTTACGGACAGCAACTAGAAAGCGATACCGTAGCTACAGGATCTACTGTTCGTGCTGTAGATATGGCAGGATTATATACAGATATGATCCGTGCTAGAAAACATCAAACAGGAAATATACCTAATACTATTAGTAGTATTGTGGCAGGCGACATTGTCGGTGATGACGATACTGCACCATACGATACTACAAGTTTTACAGCGTTTGAAGAAGCTATGGAAGACATAGAATCTAACAAATATGATTTAAGTTTGTCTCAAGCAACTGTACAATCATTAGCTTCTGCAACACGTGGTCCAGGATGGAATAGTACAATATACCAAGAATTTAGTTTAAATTTTGTAGGCTATACAACTGAAAATGGAACAGCTATTTCAGCAGCCGATCATAGACGTGCATTTTTTAATGCAGGCGGTTCAGTTTATGTATCACCAAATCTAAGTGGCGGTTCAGGCAATAAAACAAAAGACTGGCGCAATTTGCTTTCAAATATTAGTCAAATAAGATTTACTCACGATGAAACAAACGCCTTTGCTGGCACCGGTAGTGCTATTGGTAATTATGACCTAACAACTAGTTATAAGCAGTTATTCATCAAACAAGCAGAACTATATCCAGTGTATAATGAAAACAATTTTAAACTATATGCAAAAAAATTATCAGACAGTGAAATACAGTTTAAAGTAGAACTAAATGATGACGATACTGGAGATAGAACAGGGCTAGGTGCTGCACAAGACGAATCAATTACTGGAACACTTGCAGTAGTAATACAAGTATTACGTCCGAGTGGAACATCAGTAGATATACCGGCACCTGCTTATGTAGAAAGATCTGCATTTAATTAACTTTTCTTCTTGACAAAATTAAAAAAGTATATATAATAAATACTACTAGATAAGATTTTTCGGAGATATTTGTGCCAACTACTACCCCAATTCTAGCAACAAGATTTAATAATCTTCAGTCGAGGATAGCAGCAATCTACGGCCCGCCGTCAAGTGCTAGTTCGGCAACTGGTTATGGACAAACAGTTAGGTCTGGCCAAGTAGAAAGTTTTGATGCTACGTCACGAACATTTAATGCTAGTACTAATGTAGATTATTCTTCAAACAGAATTACTATATCAGGGCATAATTTTGCCGAAGGCGGATTAGTTGAATATGATGCTAACGGAAATGATCCTATAGTTGAAACTTTAATTGAAGACGCACATTATTATGTAAAAGTTATTAGTTCAAATGTTATAGAATTATACTTTGAATATGACGGTACAACTTTTTCTCGTGAAGTAGATTTATTAAGTGGTGCATCTGGAACACATATTTTAAATTATTATAATACAGATAAGATTAGCGCTGATGATTATTTTCAGTTATATGTAGATGTTGCTACTGCACGTATCCATCAAATCGGAAATGGATTTATAGTAGGAAATAGTGCTTTTATTGCAGCTGGCGATATTATTGAACTAAGTTATTTGACTTTTATGGAAGGTGTAATGACACAAATAGAAGCAGATAAATTTTTAATTGCAGACCCCGGCCAAGTAATTTTAGAATCTTTAAAAGATGGTTCAAATTCTAGCATTGATTCAGTAAGGACATCACCCTGGAACGGTACAAGACGTCATGAATTTTCATTAAATTTTACTAGTACTGCTCAAGCACGAGGATTTTGGAATAGTGCTGGCGAAATTAGAATTAATCCTAGCTTAACAGGCGGCTCAGGTCAAAAAACAGGCGACTGGAGATCAATTATTGGCGATACTAACGGAATTGGTTACCTAACGTTTTCAAGAACTGGCACTGCTAAAACAGGCCCCGGCGGATCAATTACATCAAGTATAACTCCGTACAATCTTACAAGTAGTTATCAAGTAGTCATGCAAATAAATGGCGCAAGTTATGGTAATAACAGATATAGATTGTATGCAAGAAAAGTTAGTAATACCGAGTATCGATTTAGATTAGAGTTTGCTGATCTAGATAGCCCCGGCGGCTTCGGTATTGACGAAAACGTAAATGGCACTTTACGTAGTAATATTCAAATATACAGACCTAACGGAAATGTAGTTATCGGAGGCACTTCGTATAACACAGTTAGTTTTACTGCTACTGGACAAAACATACAAACTCTTTAAAAAGATATTGACCTTTTTGCTTTTCTACTATATAATATAACTAATAGATAATAGGAGAACTTATGGACGAACGTCTTGCGAAAGCATTAGAATTTAGTAACTATATGGTTACTTTCAATAACAAAAAACAAATATTAAAGGAAAAGTTCAATTCAGATCTTTTATACTATATTCAAGGATCTCAATTTACTATTACAAAAGAATTAATTACATTTGTAGGGTTTCTTCTAGAAAAAGGTAACACTACTGATATTGTACTTACAGATGATAATAATTATCCTATTCGAATTTCTGATCTTAATGATTTCTATGAGACTATAATAGACAATTATTTTTCTGCTACAAACGAATATCTTACAGAGTACGAAAAATTAAAATTAAATAGATCAGTTGAGTCAATGATAGATCATGAATAGTAATGGTATAGTTGTTTTTGCAAACAACAATGATAAAATAGACTATGTAAAGCAGTGTATTGATCTTGCAAAACGAGCTAAAGAACATTTAGGATTACCTGTATCTATTATCACAGATTCTCCTGAATATGCTTATAATATAGGCAGCAATGTCTTTGATCAAATAATTACTGTAGGTACTAACTTAGATGCAGATTTGAGACGTTTTAAAGACGGCGCCCTATCTGAGCATCGAACTCAGTTTAAAAATAATAACAGAGCTAAGATTTTTAGTTTAAGTCCTTATGACAATACACTATTATTAGATTCAGATGTTATAATTTGTAACGATCATTTTAAAAATGCATTTGAAAGTAATCAAGATTTTCTAATATATGACAATTCAAACGACCTTTCATCTTTTAGATCTCAAGAAGAATTTCAATATGTAAGTGAAGCTAGTATAAAGTTTTACTGGGCAACTTGTGTATTTTTTAGAAAAAATAAAACAAATGAAATATTTTTTAATCTTGTAGATCACATAGAAGAGAATTTTTCACACTACTGTAAAGTTTATCAATTAAGAACAAACTTTTATAGAAATGATTTTGGATTTAGTATTGCAATTCATATAATGAACGGATTTCAAAAAGGTGAGTTTGCTGGTGCTATGCCTGGAAAATTTTATCATACTTTAGATACTGATTTATTATATAAGATTAAAGATAATTCTCTAGTGTTTCTTTTAGAAAAAGAAAATTATTTAGGTGAATATACTCTAGCAGAAACAAGTGATTTAACTGTACATGTTATGAATAAATTTAGTTTGATGCGAGAACTAGATAAGGAGACATACATTGACTAAAGGTATATTAGTCGCTGCTCAGAATAATGATACTGATAACTATGTAGAACAAGCATGTTTGCTCGCTATGAGTTTGTCAATTACAAATAATTCTACGCCGATCAGCATTATGACAAATGACAAGATTCCGAAAGAATACAAAGGGTTATTTGATAAAATTATTCCTATACCTTGGGGCGACATGTCAGAAAAAGAAGATTGGAAAATACAAAATAGATGGAAATTATATCATGTAACTCCGTATGACGAAACTATAGTTATGGATACTGATATGTTAATCTTACAAGATCTAACTAATTGGTGGAAAATGTTAGATAAGTATCCTTTATACTTTACTTCTCAGGTACAAACATATCGAGGAGAAGAAGTTACTTCTGACTATTATAGAAAAACTTTTTTAAATAATGATTTGCCTAATTTATATACAGGATTTTATTATTTTAAAAAGAACAATTTATGTTTAGAATTTTTTGAATTATTAGAGCTTATAGTAAATAATTGGGAGCTATTTTATGAAAAATTTACTCCAAATAATTATCCTAAATGGTGTAGTATAGATGTAAGTGCTGCAATTGCCATTAAAATTATGGGAGTAGAACGTCATGTTACTAACAAAAATTTAACATATCCTACATTTACCCATATGAAACCGGCTGCACAAGATTGGTTTAATATTCCTGATAGCTGGTTAGACAAAGTAGAAACATATGTAAATAAAGATTGTCAAGTTAGAATAGGCAATTGGCTTCAGTCCGGAATCTTTCATTACACAAATCCAGACTTTGTCACAGAAGCAACTATATCAAAATTTAAGGCAAAATGCAATGTCGAATAAAATGCAAACTTTGTCAGATCTAATTAAAGATACAAAATTAGACGAAAATGGCTATGTGTATTACGAAGCGGAAACAGGCAAAGTTAAACAAGTGGGTACCAATACTGATTCGGTGTATAACAAAATAGCTATTGAGCACGAATTGATTGAAGACATATTGTCAGGTAAAGAACAAATGGAAGATTATATTGTTTTTTATAATATTGTTAAAAAAGACTGGATTTTTAAAAAGAAAACAGATAAGTCTCAGAAAGACGTACAATATACAGAATATTTCGAAATGCCGTATAGACAAGTTACAACTGAAACAACAGAAATAACAGAAGACATTCTTATAGTGCAGAATGTAAAAGAACAAATATGGAAGTTGAAAATAGGTTATGATGCTATGAATGAAATAGGTGAGTATTCTCGCCGTAATTTAATTTTTAATGTAACAGAACCGTACGATCCTAATATATTATATGATAAATTAGAGTTTGACGTAGAAAATCTTACACGTAACGGATATGCAACGTTACCATTCCATTATCCATTTGAAATTAGCGGCGATGATATAAGTATTTTTACAAACAAAATGTTTAACACTTACATGTATGAGAAAGTTGTATAATGAACAAGTTTAGAGTAACCGATTGTGATATCATCTATCTTTCATATGACGAGCCAAATGCAGAAAAAAACTATGCAGATTTACTTACTAAAGTTCCGTGGGCAAAACGTGTTCATGGAGTAGAAGGATCTGATGCAGCGCATAAAGCATGTGCTAATTTAAGTGACACAGATCGATTTATTACTATCGACGGTGATAATATTGTAGAACAATCTTTTATACAACAAGAGCTTGATTTAAGTGACCATCAACAGTTAGAAAATTGTGTTATTAGCTGGTGCGGCAAAAATGTTATTAACGGACTGTTGTACGGCAATGGCGGAATTAAATGTTGGCCTAAAGAATTTGTACTTAATATGAAGACACATGAAAATGCCGAGTCTGATAATCCACATGCCCAAGTAGATTTTTGTTGGGATGTACAGTACATACAACAAAACAGTTGGTTCAGCACAGTTTATAATAACGATACTCCTTATCAAGCATGGCGAGCAGGATTTCGAGAAGGTTGCAAAATGTCTTTAGATAGAGGAGTAAAGCCTAAATCATCTAAAGAGTTCATTGACGGACATTGGAAAAATTTACATCGCTTATATATTTGGCTTATGATTGGATCGGATGTTAAGAACGGGCTATGGGCAATTCACGGAGCAAGAGAAGGTTTAAGAAAGACTATGCTTACGGATTGGGATTATTTAAATGTCCGTGATTTTGCTTACTTAACTAATATGTGGGAAAATGAATATAAATTTCTTAATGATGATAACTTAATTGAAAATATACAAAATATTGGCGATGACTTACTAGATAAATTAGGTGTTCCGATTGCCCACAATCCTTTAGATCCAGAGCAAAGTAAGTTTTTTAAAGAAGTGTATCAAAATCCTAGTAGGAAAGCCGGTCAGCAGTTTGTAATAGATCCGGAATAAAGTAATGGAAAACTCAAAAACTTTTTGTGCTATGCCATTTATTAGTACTATGTTAAACACTGATGGTAAAATGCGTTATTGCTGTATTGCAAGCGGCTCAACAGCCTTTGCACGTAATGCAGATGGATCTCCTATGATGGTTGGCAAAAACAGTGTAGAAGATGCATGGAACAGTGAAGTTTTTAAAAATGCTAGAAAAGATATGCTCAACGGTGTTCAAGTAGAAGCGTGTAAGCATTGTTACAAACAAGAAAGTATAGGCTTAGATAGTTTTAGAACTAGAATGACTGCTGAGTGGCAAAATCGTTTAGGCCCAAAACTGTTTGATTTTATACAAAGTGCAGAAGATAACGATTACGAAGTAAAATTACCACCTGTGTATTTAGATCTTAGACTAGGAAACTTGTGTAATCTTAAATGTCGTATGTGTAATCCGTTTAATAGCAGTCAAATTGCTAAAGAACACTTTAGCTCATACGAAAAAAGTGAAGAATACAAAGAATTTTGGAATAACAACTGGGGACCAAATCCTACTTTCTTAAAAGACAGCGACTTAAATTTTGATAGTAACTTTTTATGGAATGAAATTATAGGGCTTATTCCAAATTTAAGTAAAGTTTATATGACCGGCGGCGAGCCTACTCTTATAAACAACAATTATAGATTTATGGAAGAAATAGTTGCAGCAGGATATCAAGATAAGATTGAAATATTTTTTAATATCAATTGCACAAATGTAACTGATAAATTTTTAAGTCTAATTAGTAAGTTTTCTAACATAAAAATTAATTGCAGTCTAGACGGTTAGCAAAAAGTAAATGATTGTATACGCTCGCCTAGCGGATGGGAAAAAATTGATGAAAACTTTCAAAAGATTGCACAACTAAAAAATGTTAATCTAGACGTTTCGCCAGTTGTACAAACTTATAATGTTTTAGATTGTCATAATATGCTATATTATGTAGATTCTATTAGTGAAAAATACGACAGGCCAATTGGCATTGACTATTTGATAAACGATCATCCGTTTTACTTAGATGTAACAATACTACCGCAGCATATTAGAGAAAAGGCTGCACTTAATTTAGAGTCGTATCAAGGTAAGCTATTAAATGAACCGAGAATTAAAACTACAATTCAGGGCATCATTAATCTAATGCGCAAAGAACAGCATCAAGATCATGAAACACTAATGAAAAACTTTTTAAATTACACTCGTATGCTAGACAAGACTAGAAACGAAAGTTTTAAAGATGCTATTCCTGAACTTGCAAAGGAACTAGGCGTTGAATAAGACTATTTGTTCATATCCTTTTTTTGCAGCAGCTATTAGGCCAAACGGCTTAACAATACCCTGCTGTAGATATCCTCATATTGACGAAGAAGATAGCTATGTTTGGAATGATCGTGTGCGTAACACAGAACATTGGAAAGACATTAGAGATAAAATGCTATCTGGAGAATCTGTAGAAGGTTGTCACGGTTGCTATCAAGATGAGCGCAACGGCTTGCGCAGTATGAGACAGCACAGTCTTTCAAAATTTACACCTACTGAAAATAAAACTGTACCAGTACAACAATTAGAAGTAAGTTTTAGCAATCTATGTAACTTAGCATGTGCGCATTGTAGTGGATTTTTTAGTAGTAAATGGCAAGCTGAAGATAAAAAAGCAAATAGAGTAGAAACAAAGGGATTTTTAAAAAATGACTTTGATTTTGAAAAGTGGGATTTATCAGATGTAACTGATCTAAAGATTATAGGCGGCGAGCCATTTATGGAAGGTGCTAAATTTAAGAAACTGTTACGTAGTTTAGATTTAACTAAAGTAAATTTACAAATTTGTACTAACGGAACCGTATTACCTGATCAAGAACTAAAAGATTTAATCGAACAATGTAATAATGTATATTTGTGTGTAAGCATGGACGGTATATATACTGCAAACGATTGGTATAGATGGCCTTCTAAATTTGATGATTGTATTTCGATAATTAAAACATTTGAAGATTGGTGGCAACATAAAAGTAACGTGCATTTCATTATTCACACTGTAGTAAATTTAGTTAATGTATTAGAACTAGATAAATTGGTAGATTACATACACAATAATTTGCCTTTGTGGAAGGTAGAATGGGATTGGATTAGATGGCCGCATTGGCAACAACTAAGTTCGTTACCTAATAGTACCAAACATAATCTTATAGAAAAATTTAATCGGTTGAATTTAGACTATAACTATGCTATAATTGATAATCCCTACAAAGTTACAATTGAAAGATTAAGTGAGGATCAAATAGATAGCTGGCAGCTAGTAAAAGAAAATATTAGTAGTCTAGATAAAGAACGAAACTTAAACTTTTTAGAAATGGTACCTTCTTTTAAAGAGATATGGAATTTAAATGACTGAATCGAAAACATTTTGCGTTTTACCTTGGACACACATGGCTACATGGACTGACGGCAGTGCCTTACTATGCTGCGTTGCTAAGAACAGTTATAAGCATAACTTAAACGATCAGACTGTAAGTGAAATATGGAACAGCGATCACTGGAAAGACGCTAGAAAAAAGATGCTGGCAGGTGAAAGAGTTTCTGCGTGTGATCACTGCTATAAAGAAGAATCAGCAGGCATCCGCAGTCATCGTATTAATGAAAATGCATTATGGAAACGAGAACTAGGCGAAGATAAAATCAACAGTTTAGTTGAAGCTACACAAGAAGACGGCACACTCGAAGAAGATTTAGTAACACTAGACTTTAGATTAGGCAATACTTGTAATCTACAATGTGTGATGTGTAGGCCTCAAGACAGCAGTATGTGGTTAAATCCTGCTAAAAAACTAGCAGAAGAATTAAAGTCAGATGCAAAGTGGGATTGGAAGCACAAACTAGAAATTGATACTACAAAGTTCGAATGGTATAAAAAAGAAAAACTATGGCAAGACTTTGAGCCTATGTTTGCAAACATACGTCATATGATTTTTGCCGGCGGAGAACCTCTGCTTATAAAAGAACATCATAGAATGTTACGAAAACTTGTAGAGACAGGACATAGTAAGCATATTAATCTAAGATATCATACAAACGGTACAGTATTGCCAGAAGAAGTATTAGAACTTTGGAAAGAGTTTGGATATGTAGAACTAATGATTAGTATGGATGCCTGGGGCAAGCATCATGATTATGTGAGATATCCGGCTGACTGGAATGTTATACAAGAAAATCTAAATACATTAGATAATACACCTGATAATATCGAAGTAAAAATACTTTGCACAGTACATGCAATGAATATATTTTATATTCCAGACTTTGCTACATCGTTACTTGAACAAAACTTTAAAAAGATAGGTATAAGGCACCATAATGGATTATTCCATGCAGGAACAGTACATTGGCCAAGATATCTTTGTACGCAAATGTTTCCTAAAGAAATAAAAGATAAAATAAAAGACAAATGGGCCAGCTTAAAATTGCCCGACAACAAACAATGGAATGAAAAGATTTCTCATCAAATAGATTTTATGTATCAAGAAGACTTGTCGGAGTTATATCCACAATACCTAGATTATATCCAAGGTCTTGATAAGATTCGAAACACAAGTTTTCAAGATACATTTCCAGAGTTTCACAATATATTGGAGCAATATAATGGATAAGATAGATAAGTTACGTAAAGAAATAATCGAAAGTGATACTTTTTGTTTTTATCCTTTTTTAGAACTAAGCACTAATCCTGCAGGACATGTAAAACCTTGCTGCTATTATGCTGATACATTAAAACCAGAACTTGATAGTAAAGTTGAAGATCAATATGTACTTTCAAATGATAACACATTTGAAGAAGTTTGGAATAGCAATAGTTTAAAAGATATTAGAACTAAAATGCACAACGGTGAAAAGTTATCTGCGTGTGATATTTGTTATAGAGATGGTATTGCAAGTATGCGACAACGGTCTGTTAATGAATATAAAAATGATAGAGAAGTTTTGCATAGAGTAAGTGATGCTTTAGATAACAACGGACACTCTGATAAGACTCCAAAGAGATTAGAACTAAAGCCTAACAACTTGTGTAACTTAAAATGTGTAATGTGCAACAGTTATGACAGTAGTCAAATAGCAAAAGAATTAAAATCACTTGCAAAAACACACGGCGGAATTGAAGTTAGCACAGGAAGATTTGAAAAGATATCTGACAAGCCTGGTATAAATGAAAACAATGCAAATTTTGAAGGTATTGATGTTCCAGACTGGAGCGACAATGAAGAAATTTGGGATAGTTTCTGTAGAATATTACCCGGTGTTGATACACTAAGTTTTGCCGGAGGCGAACCACCGTTAATGCCTTGGGTACATAAAGCACTACAACGTGCAATTGATACCGGTGTTAGTAAAAACATTTCAATTTATGTTGCATCAAACTTCACAAACATACATCAAAGTTTTCTAGACTTTATGCCACATTTTAAAAAGTTTGAACTTCTTGCTAGTATTGACGGCACAGAAGAAGTTAATAACTATTGTCGTTTTCCGAGCAACTGGGATTCAGTATCTAAGAACTTTATAAAAGCAAAATCATTTACAGAAAGTTCTAATATAAAACTTGTTACTAATATCACTGTTAATATGTTAAACGTTCTTAATTTAACAGATTTATTATATTGGATTGAAGAACGATCACAGGAATATCCCTATTATAAACAATGGCCTTATAATTTAAATGTTCTCAGTTTTCCAATGGGGCAACATGTAGGTAATTTATCAGATAATAATAAAAAACTAGCAATAGATAGATTAGAAGAATATAAGAGAAACTCATTAATACTTAAAGAGTTTCCTGACCTAACTCATAAAATTGATCTAGTAATACAAGAAATAAATCAACCTCGAAATGAATTTGAATATTTTAAATTTGTCGGTAGGGTAAATGTACTTGACAAGCATCGTAAAGTAAGTTACAAAGATTTTATTCCGGAGTTAGATTTAGAATGACAACAACTTTTTGTCCGTATGCATGGATTCATTTAAGTGCTGCTACTGATGGTAATATTAGACTTTGTTGTAATGTTACTGATTCAGATCCTCGGATAAAGGATAATAATGGAGACAACATGCATGTCTCAGACATTAAAACTATTCAAGATGCATTTAATACTGACATGTATAAAGACATTAGAAAAAAGATGATTGCAGGAGAAAAAGTAGATTTGTGTCAGCGTTGTTATGATGTTGAAAACAACGGCGGTTGGAGCATAAGAAATAATGCAGTTAAACATTTTGGTATCGACGAATATGTTGATAATACAGATAGTACAGGATATTCAAAAAATATAGAAATACGTAGTCTAGATTTTTCTTGGAGCAACTATTGCAATTTAAAATGTAAAATGTGCTCGCCTGATGCTACAAATCAATTGGTAGAAGAATTTATACACTTTGGCGAAAACTATCGTGATGTTGATTTAGACAAATGGACATTTGACGCTTTATACGATACACTAGAAACAGTATCTCCTAACTTAAAAGAAATATTAGTTACA